CATTAACATTAGTTGAAAATATTTTTACTCATAGTCAAATTGATGCATATTTGCAATTGTATGCATCACAACCAACTGGATTTAATTATAGTTTTCCTTGGTTATTAAAAGATGGGGAAAATATTAGAAGTATTAATAATAGTTGGGGTACGGTGGAAGGATTGCCAGGACTTTTGAAAAAAGTTTCCGAAAAAGCTACAATTGGTTCTATACTTGGTGCAGGTGCAGCTGCTGGGTTTGGTGCAATATCGCCAGGAATTGGGTTTGAAGAAATTAACGAATTTAAAAAAACAGAATTACAGGAAATAACAATATCTTTTCCTTTATATAACACGACAACAATTATAGATGCATTTAACAATTATGCGTTTGTATCTATGTTTACTTTTCAAAATTTAAAAACCAGAACATCCTTTATGACTTTTATTCCACCTAAGTTATATACTTTAGATAGTAAAAATTTAGGAGGTTTGTATTGGCCCTTAGCATATGTATCCAATTTTAAAATAGATAGTATAGGAACTACAAGAGATATTTCATCTTATTTAGAAATAACAAACGGAAATAATATTTTAGTTCCAGAAGCATATAAAGTAACTATAACATTTAAGGAACTAATATCCCAAAGTTCAAATATATTTGCAGGAACTATGGGTGGACAAAAAGTTGTTATATCTGGATTGAATGATATTAATAAAATTACAAATCAATTTCAAGAACAGGTGGCAACCCCTGCTGCTGCTGCTGGTGAATATACAAAAAATAAATTAAATGCAGGTATTACATATGTTAAAGACAATGTTGAATTTGCAAACAAAACGCCAACAGGATCAACACCAGTTGATTATACAAAACAAACTCCAATAGCAAATGAAACAAGATAATTTACCAGCTTTACCAAATCTACCATCCCTTTATAGATATGAAAACTTTTTTAATGTCTATCAGAATAACGATGGATCTTATTTTTATAACTTATTAGCAAATATAAATGTGTTCCCCGCAAAAAATACATCAGTTGAAGATACATATGTTACAAAAGGAAATGATACTTGGTATTTAATATCATATAATTATTATAATACTATGGATTTATGGTGGTTAGTTTGTGAATATAACCAAATAAAAGATGCAACAACTTTACCCGAAGTTGGAACGACATTAAAATTACTAAAATCTCAATACGTTTGGCCCGTAATGCAACAGCTTAATTTGCAACTTAACAGCTAATAATATCTTCTAAGTCAAAGTAAAACCTAGCATATATTTTATTTTTGTCTTTTCCTTTTTTACCACTTGTATAACAATATATTTGATTTTTATATTTAAAAAAGTAAAAATCAGGAAATTCCCCATCAAACACATTTAATTCAAAATCAATATCAGGGTTATCATATAGATATTGTTCAACTTCATTAACTGGTAATTTTTGTAAAATATTCTGGTATTCTAAAATGTTAAGTTTGTTTTGTAATCTTGTCCATATACCAGTTGGGTCTGTTTTATGCAAAACAAAGATGGGCCAATTACTATTATATTGAAAAACACCATCTTTTTTACCCAAATCTACCAGTTTTTGTCCCTTTGGTAGTTCAGATTTATTAGTTTTCACCTAAGTATTTATTAACAATGGGAAGAAAACCTAAAATAGTAGATGATACTCCTTCATTATCTGATCTCAGTAACAAAGACGTATTAATTGATGGTAATTTTTATAAGGGAAATGAAAATCTTTTAAGAGGTAACGCACAAATCAAGTGGACTCCTGAGATGATTGAGGAGATAAAAACCTGTGCAAAGAAAATTTTGCATTTTGCTGAAGAATATTTTTATATTATTACCGAAGATGGTAAAGAAAAAATTAAATTATACAAATATCAAAAACAATTATTAAAGGCATTTGTTAATAATAGATTTAATGTGGTACTTTCAAGCCGTCAGAGTGGAAAAACGACCACAATCACCATTTATGCGCTATGGATGGTGTGTTTCCAAGATGATAAGAGGATTACAATCGTAGCAAACAAGGAAGATACTGCAAAAGAAATTTTTGCACGTATCAAAATGTCTTTTGAAGAACTTCCCATATGGATGAAACCTTCGGTTAAGTCATGGAGAAAAGATGGATTTGAATTGGAAAACGGATCAAAGATAACTGTTTCTTCCACATCAAGTGCTGGACCTCGTGGAACAACAAGTAATCTTCTGATTATTGATGAAATGGCTCACTGTCCTAACGATTTGATGAAAGAATTATGGAAATCAGCTATTCCTATTATTTCTTCGATGAAAAAATCACAACTTGTGGTTATTAGTACTCCTAATGGAGTAGATAATCAATTTTATGATCTTGTTCAACAAGGTAAAGACCCAAAAAGTGGATGGCATTTGGAAACTGTTAACTGGTGGGATGTGCCAGGTCGTGACGAGATTTGGAAAAAAGAAGCTATTGATTTATTAGGTGGTTCCAAGGAAGATTTTGATCAGGAGTATGGAAATGTTTTCCACGAAAAAGGTAAAACTGCAATTGACCCCGAAGAATTAGAAAGATTAAAATCATCTTGTAGAGATCCAATTTTAGTTATGGATAACGGTGACTATAAAATATTTACCCAGCCAAAGGAAGGATCTTTTTATGTAATTGGCGTTGACGTTGGTGAAGGAATTGGAAGATCAAATAGTGTTGCTCAAATATTAGATGTTTCTGATTTAACCTGTGTTGAACAAGTTGCAGTTTATGCGTCAAATACAATAAACCCTTATAATTTTGGAACAAGATTAATGGGAGTATTGGAAGATTGGGGTAGACCACCTATATTAATTGAAAATAATAACAATGGTCAACAAGTTTTAGACGTTTTGGCTCGTACACACAACTATGAAAACATAGTTACCTACACATTTGAGGGTATGAGTAAGCATTATAACAATGATAATAGACTTGGTATACATAATCATACTAATACCCGTTACAAAGGTATAACAAATTTTAGATATTGGGCAAATAGTTTGAAGGCATTAAGGTTGAATGATCTTGATACTGCAATAGAATTGTCAACTTTTGTTAAACTTCCAAATTTTACATTCAGTAAAAGAACAGACAAAGATTTAGATGACAGAGTTTTAGCATTGGTTTGGGCGTTATTCTTATTAGATCCATCCTTGGCTATGAAATATTTTAATATCACCGAATTTGATGATCAAGGGAGACCTTTAAAGATAAAACCATTGATCGATAATACAGATTTAATTAAAAAAAGTCCTATTTTTGAAGGTAAAGTATCAATTTACAAAAAAAGCTCTATAACATCAACGCCAATGGCATGGGTTGGAACGTTTGATGAACAACACAACCCATTAATGGACAATGACGTTGCCGAATTCACCAATTGGTTAACCAAATGGGATGGTATAAATCCTCCACCACAGAATGATTTACCTATTTTAAAGACATTAAGACCTGAAAAAATAGATAAATATGAAGGAGAAGGATATATGCCAAGCATATTATTTTAAAAATGAATCAAGCAAGTTTAAATAGGTCACGTAATGATAAATTCATAATGGTTTTGGATTTGCCAAAGGCAATGAAAGATCAATATGATCATGTTTTGGGTCAAAATTACAAGATTGATCCTTTACAATTTTCAATTTACGGTTCTCCTGTACCGCAAATTTCCGTACCAGATATAAGTGTTCCTTTTGGTGGACAGGTTCATAAGATTTCTTCAAATTCTAGACCAGCTTATAATCCATTAAGTATAAAATTTTTAGTTGATAATGGTTATAAGAATTATTGGATATTGTGGAAATGGATGAATCTATTTAATGATTCTAAAAGATCTTCATCAGATATAGCAACTGCTCGTAATACACCTATACAACCAAATCAACTTCCAATATTAACTAATCCTGTACACCAATACACTTCTGAATTTTCAATAATATCTTTAGATGAATATAATAATAAAATTATTTCTTTTACTTACAGTAATGCATTTCCAACTACACTAGGTGAAATAAATTTTTCCAATCAAGATCCAAGTGAAATAAATTGTACCGTAACCTTTTCATTTAATCAACTTGATGTTTCATTATTAGCAGATGTTAATAGTCTTGCTTGTCAATAGTTATGGCTGATAATAAAAATTATACAGACTCTCCTTTTATAGTACAGATAAGAGATCAGAGTTACTATATAGAAATATATCTTTATAATCAATTGGAAGGTTATCCACCTGTAAAAGTTCCATTTTTATTTGTAAATTCTTTTTCAATTAACGAATCATTAATTGATTGGATAACAAAAGGATGGATTATTCTAAGAAGTGATTTTGAAATATTTGAAAGAGGTTCTAATAGTACTATAGTATCACAAAATAATAATCAAATAACATTACCAGCAATTAAAGCTCCTTATGTTTTTAGAACAGATGGTAGAAATAAAATTAGTTTTAGAATTTATCCAGTTGATCCGACAAATACTGAAGATGTATACCCTCATGATATGTGGGAAATGTCTTTTGATTTTTCAATTTATGATATTGAAGATATACAAACTGGTAACAATCAACAAAAATTAAAAAAACTTTATTTTTGGGATGAAAGATTTCAAATATTATCAGAACGAAACATAGAATACTCAACTGTTTATAGTTCAATATATAGAAAAAAATTACCAGTTAATACGGGTGGTCTTTTAAATAATGTTGGTTCAACTTTAACCGCAGCTAGTCTTACGGATTCACAACGATCAATAAATCCCTCGTTAGCTTTACAGGACATAATAATGACTGCTGCATCAGTCACACCGACAATTAGAAATAATCCATTTACCATAAATCAAAACCAAGGTGATTTTATAAAAGTTGGATTTTTACAAAGTGAATCTATTGCTTCACCTACTCAATCAATGGCAAATTTTGATAATAAAAATTGGGATATTGGTGCGCCCGATAACTATATTAATTATAGCTCACCCTCAAACTCTAGTGCATTGGATGATGTAAAATATGCTTTGGATAGATGTATAGGATTGGATAACGGACCCGTTTTACTTAATTTTGGTAGATCAAGTCTTGATAAAACTTGGAAACTTAATTCACTATCTAATTTTTTTAGTAATGCTAATAAAAATCAAATAGAAAGACTTTTTATAGAAGATGGTGCTGAAAACGCTCAACCTTCTGTTTCAAGAGCACCAAATGCAACAAATGATAAAAACACTGTAAACTTTTCATCTGCTATTGCTTCAAGAATATTTCAATATAGTTTTTCACCAATGGTTGCAATGGATTCAGCAAGAATAACAAATGCACCTGTACACACTTATGATTTTTCAACTAATCAATTTAGTGTAAAACATACTGGAAACAGGGCAATAGATGTAAAAAATAATTTAGAAAAATTAGCTAAAACTGGATTGTTTAATTTTTCATCATCCCATCCTAATCCAAGTGGTGCTGGTATATTGTTAAATATAAATGAAACCAACAGAAAAGGTATAAATTTAAAAAATATATTTGTTCCCAGTAAATATTTTCCCCCAAATTATTCTGGAGCAAAAATGTTAAAAGATGCTATATTTTTAAACGAAACTTTAACATTTAAAGTTAAAGGGATAACAATGAGAACGCCGGGTAAGTTTATTTTCATAGATCGATTAGGATCTTCGGGTGCAGATAAAAATCCTTTTGATGATAGAGTTTTAGGGCAATGGTTAATTGTAAAAGTTAATCATGTTTTTTCCCAAGACGATTATAACACTGAGGTTGTAGCAGTTAAAATTGATAGCTGGTCAAATTTATTCACAAAGGATAATAGTAAATATTAATATGGATAAAGAAGAATTAAAGAAGTTGTTAATTCGTAATGCTGCCAATATAACGCCTAAAGTTCAAATGCCTACTGCTCTACAAATGGCTAAGAATATAGTAAGAACAACCGTTGATAGTGTTAAAGGAATTGCAGAAGGTAATCCATTGAATGTTTCTAATGAAGATTCAAATAAAAGAAAAAACATTTGCGAAGGGTGTGAATTTTATCAAAAAACATCCCAAAGATGCACAAAATGTGGGTGTTTTATGGCAGTTAAAACCTATATTAAGGCTGCTGTTTGTCCAATTGGTAAATGGTAGTCATCCAACTTATAACTCTATGAGCCTGTTGATCAATTTGCTCCTTTTCATCAGGTATACTTTCAGACAATGAACTCCATTTAACATTATAATCTGCTAGATTACAAATAATTTTATTGTTCACCTTTTCTGTATCATTGGCATCATAAATTCCATCTCTTTCTACAAAAATCAAAAAGCCACCGACTTCATTTTTAAGCCATTGAACTTCATCCTTGAGATATTCAACATAACGAATATCTGGTAATATGTTTATTGCGTATTGTTCTGGTTCAAATCTTTCAATAAAGTATCTGCCTTGGGTTTTTGCTCTTTGCATTTTACCATATTCAACAAGAAGAGGACGCATGAATTCTTTTTCGTCGTTTTTTTCCGTAAAAGAATCTAAATTAAACTTTCTTTCAATTAATTCTTGTAAATCTGACTTTACAGTATCACCAGCAATTGATTTTCTTACTGCTAAAATATCTTTTTTAGCAAATTGTCTTTGTAAAGCTCTACAGAGAGTATCTTTTCCAGAACGAGCAGCACCTGATATTCCAATGATATTAGGGTATGAAAATATGGTTTTACGCATAAATATAGTATAGCAAAGAATTTTGTTATTGCAATAAAAATATGGCTGACAATACAACATTTACTCCTACTTCCGTAAATTCACAACCGATTAACGGTGGTAGTGATATTATTAATAAATTTAATCCAAATGGTGCATCTGGAAATAATTCAATGACGCAATTTGGCGGTTCATTAAATATAAATCAGACTCTGCAAACTTCTACCATTGATACAACAATGCAAATAGGTAATTTGGCAGGTTATGGTCAAGGGCAGGGTGCTGCTAGTAGTTCAGATCCAAATGCACCATTTATAGGTGGTGGATTGGGTGTCCCCCAACAAGGCAGTGCAGCTTCTGCTGCACAAAATAATCCTAAAAAAACCATAGATTCTCATAATGATAAGCAACAAGCAGCGTATACTAATTCTCAACAAGTAACTGATAAAAAGATTTTAAATTTAGAAAAACAAACTAACTTAGTTAACAAAGATGGAACCTCACCAGGCTTGACTGCAATTTATTTATTTTTTAGACAATGTCACTTGAATAAAAATGCAAGATATTTATTATTACATATGTTGGTTAAAGGATTTGATTGTGATGTAATGTCTGCAAATTTATCACCAACACAAAATCAAGTTGTTATCGACGATGCATTTAAGAAAAGATTTGTATTAATGGGTAAAGATGCAAATTTAATTCCTTACTTAAAATTAACTCCTGCGTGGAAAAAAGGATGTTTTAAAAGTGCTGGTGCATGGGGTGCTACTGCTGCCAGTAGCACTGCTCAACCTTCAAGTCCTATTACAGGACCCGCAAAACATGCTCCAAGTTTAGTGGAAAAAATATTAGAGGGTATACATCCTGGCACCACAGCCGCTTTAGAATCCTTCTGTAATAAAATAAGAACTCATTCGTGGTTAGCTGCACCAAAAGGAAGTTTTAGTTCTTTGAGTCGTTTGGTTCATGGTATCGAAGCATCAATAGCTGCATTCCAAAAAATGATAACAGATATATATCAAGGATGTATTGCAATAGTTAAACAAATTTATGCATATATAAACGGTATCATGGCTCAGATACAAAAGAAAATTATTAGTATAATAAATGATATTATACCACTTGATCTATTATGTTTAATTTTAGATACTTTACAAGTTGTTTTAAATGATATTAATTTTTTTACTTCACTTTTTCAAATGGCAGGTCCTTGGTTAAATTATTTAAATAGTTTTCAACAATATTTAAATATAACTTCTTCATTTGTTCAAAATCCATTAGGAACAATTCAATCGTTTTTACCGCCACAGATTAACAATATTATAATTATGGTTAATCAAATGGCTAATGATCCAAATGGATTCATCAGTGATAAAATGACAAATTTCCAATATGGTTATGTTTTACAAGCTTTGCAAGGTAATATGTTAGGTGCATTGGCAAGTAAATATGGTTCTTCTTATGCTGCATCACAAAGTCCATTGGGTAATATTTTATCCAAGGCAACGGCAATTTATACTCATTTTGGTGGTCAGTTTCCACCTAATTTTGCACCGATTAATGCAAATTCTTACACTGCAACAGATGGTACACAAATTGATGTTAATTCTAATCCTGTTGTGTTAAAAACTGTTAATACTTCAATTATTAGTGATGTAAATCCATTAGCAACAGCTACTGCTAATTTAGGTAGTAACATTGGAGCTATTGCTGGTCAAACCGTAACAAACCTTGGAAACGATGCTTGCAATTTTTCAAAAGCATTTGGTGATATTGGTGGAGGGTTGGCAGGTATACCATCTGATGTTGGTAATGCAACTAAAGCAGTTGGAACTACTATTGGAAATATATTCACGGGCAAAACCCAATAACTTTTATGTATGATCCAGTTTTTTCAAATCATGTTGGTATTGTAATAAATAACCAAGATCCAGAAAACAGAGGAAGGTTACAGATATTTGTTCCTCATGTATCAAATACATTGTTTGCAGATTGGAATCAAGGATTAACCGATAAGATTTTTAAATCCTCAGAAGTTAATAATTCTGCTTTTGGTGGTGGTGTTTTGGAAAGACTAAAGGAGCAATTACCTTGGAGTGAAATAGCGGTTCCTGCTTTTGGTGGTGGTACGGCAGGACCAATTAAATTTACTGGTAATGCATCAGCAATGCCATCTTATACTGCTAACCCTTTGGCAGTGACACCAGCATTAATGCTTATTAATGCAAAATCTCAAAATTTAAATAATCAACCAGCAATAAGTGTTACCGCATATCATGGAACTGATATTGGTGCTAATGGTCAAACAGGAAATGTTCAAAATGATGGTAGATATCCAACGGTTGATTTAAGGACTGATTATTCAAATCTAGATTATATTACTTTAGATGATATGCATAAAATTAATTTACAAACAGCACAACAATATTTGGCTAATGTACCATCCCCATCTGATGGTGAAAGTTACGCATTAGGTCCTGCTGGTTCTCAACCAACAGCTGATCAATGGGCTAATTTTCTAGATTCCCTAGCTTTACATGAATCTGTAACATATGGACAATATATAGCAATTAATAATCAATATGCAGAAAATTTCTCAAATGATGGAAAAACATATGCAATATCAGAAGGTTTATTTAGTAATAGTATAGGCGATTTAGGGGTAACCGCTGCAAACATATATGATCCAGCAGCACAAAGTGCTGCAACTGCACGAAAAATTGTAGATAAATTGAGTAATTCTGAAAATGCCATTTTTGGGTCTCCAGTTTATAATTCTAATGGAAAACTAATTAAACATAAAGGTGTAGCTAGTGAATATGGTACAGTAAATCGTTTTGCTGGATTATCACCAAATGTTATATCAGATAAATTAGCAGGTGTTAAACGTCCACAAACAACACCTTCTCCAACCCCAACGGGTACTGCTCAACCCATTAAAATACAAGATACACTAGCAGCAGAAGCAGGTGTTCCTATGCCAAGTTCAGTTGGTGGTGCTGCTGGTTTCTTTTCAAGACCCGCAGTTGGTGCAAAAGTTTGGGTGTTTTTCTATGATGGAGACGTTCAAAGACCTGTATACTTTGCAAGTGTACAAGAAGCAACTAATTATCAAGTAGGAAATCAAAATTTAACAAGAGTATAAAAATATGGCAACAACAGGAGACATTTCAACACCAAACAACGTAATAAAACTCGACGGTATTAATGCAGAAGCAGGTTCATTAAGTTTTAATACTATTTATAATAAAGATGGATCATCGGTAGTTTGGAATAACTATTCAAGTGCTACTTTCCAAGATGGAACCTCAAAAAGCTTTTTAAAGTTTATGGCTGGTGGTGGTTTATTTAAAACTTATGGTGATTACTCGTTGGAAGTTGGTGGTAATAAAGTTACATCCGTAAGGGGTGCTGTTCAAGATACAGTTCAGGGTGATAGAAATCATTACACCATTGGTGATAAAGTTGAATTGGGTGGTGATCATGGACAAGCTGCAACCGATTTACATACACAATTAAAAAGTCATTTAGCTGAAATACAAACTGCAAAAATTAATGCTTATGAACAAACTAAAGGTGATAAAGTAGAATGTCCTGTTTGTTCAACTAAAATTGCACAAGATAGAGCAAGTGAAAAAGCTACAGCAATAGCAAGAACAATAGGAAAGTATTTTTGGCCCCCAAAAATTAAATTTCCAATGAATGCAGTTCAGTTTATTCTTTCATGTTTAATTGTTCCATTTATGAGTAGCGGGTCTGCAATTGCCGCAAAAGGTGGTAAAAATTGTAGTAATCCATCATGCGAAAACGGAATGATTGAAACTTCTTCTGGTAAAACCGAAGCTGCTAATGCTGCTGCTGATGAATTATGGAAGATAAAAACTGATGACATTAACAAACTTGAACAACAATTATCTGTTAGTAGTGTTTGTGAACACCATAAAGGTAGTTTTTCAATAATTGTTGGTTCTGGACAAATTAATGATTTACCAGCATATGCAAAAGGTGTTGCTGCGCCTCAAATGGTAGCACTGGAAAAGGGTAAAGATGCAACATCTATTCCTGTTCCATCGTCGCCAGGCTCTTGTATCCAGTATGATAGTGTACCACCTGATATGACGCCAGGCGGTGAGTATCATATCGTTGCAGATAATAAAGTTTCTATAAATGCTGGTGCTCATGGAATAGTTTTAGGTACTAATGGACATTCTGATTATCTTGCTGGTAGTATGAATATCATTGCAAGTGATGGTACATTGAATTTGGCATCAAAGGGTAAAACCGTTTTAAAGGGTG